AAAGCTGTTGTATTTATAAACCAAGATAATTCTATTACAGTTAAATTCACAGGTTTTGAAGACAAAGAACATTCAGCTATATTCAGTTCTTGGTTAATGATGCTATTGAACATTGAGAATGCAATCATAAATGATAGCAAATCAAAAGCCATACACTAATGAACCTACCTATTACAGAAACAATTATTAATGTTGGTGATAGTAAATACAAAGTTCCTTATGCACCAAGAAAAGAACAGGTAAGATTACATTTTAAATTAGTTAAGAAAAGATGGTCTGTGTTAGTTTGCCATAGAAGGTTTGGCAAAACAGTTTGCATGATTAATCATTTGATTATGTCAGCACTCAGATCAACACAAAACAATCCTAGATTTGCTTATATCGCACCTACCTTCAAACAAGCTAAATCAATCGCATGGGATTATATGAAACAATACACAGCTCTAATCCCTAATGTTAAATTCAATGAAACAGAACTACGCTGTGATTTACCTAATGGTTCAAGAATAACATTATTAGGATCAGAGAACTCAGATGGATTAAGAGGTATCTATCTAGATGGTTGTGTCATTGATGAGTATGCCAATGTGCAAGGAAAACTATTTACAGAAATTATACGACCAGCACTATCCGATAGAAAAGGTTGGTGCGTATTTATAGGAACACCACAAGGAACAAATAATAACTTCTATGAATTATATCAGCATGCACAAGGAGATGAAGATTGGTTTCACTATAAAGCTAAAGCATCGCAAACTAAAATTGTAGATAATGCAGAATTAGAAGCTGCTAAAAAAGTCATGGGTGAAAAGAAATACCAACAAGAGTTTGAATGCGATTGGATTGCAAATATAGAAGGTGCTGTTTATGGAGATGTAGTTACTAAGATGGAAGATGCTAGGCAGCTAACAAGAGTTCCTTATGATCCATCATTACCAGTTTCTACAGCTTGGGATTTAGGAGTATCAGATCATTCAGCAGTTATATTCTTTCAACAAATGGGAAGAGCTATCAATATTATTGATTACTACGAAGAACGTGGTCAAGGTTTACCCCACTATGTTCAGATGCTGCAAAGCAAAGATTACGTTTATAAAGATCATTTTGCACCCCATGATATTGAAGTTACTGATTTTAGTAATGGTAAAACAAGACGTGAGGTTGCTTATCAATTAGGTATTAATTTTAAAGTAGTTCCTAAGATTCCATTTGAAGATGGTATCCATGCCACCACAATGTTATTACCTAGATGTTGGATTGATACAGACCATTGCAAAAAACTTATAGATGCGTTAAGACACTACCATAGGAAGTTTATAGATAAAAACAGAATGTTTAGATCTAAGCCTGTACATGATTGGAGTTCACACGCTTGTGATGCTATGCGTTATCTAGCTGTTGGAATCCAAGAAATAAATACTAGACAATCTGCACCGCAAAGTGTAGCAGATAACGAATATAGGATTATTTAAATTATGGGATTCTTATCGCCAAAAATGCCAGCGTTGCCACCAGTGCAACCTTTACCTGAACCACCATCTGCAGAATTATCTGCTGAAGAAAAAGCAAAAATAAAAGCTGAGCAAGATGAAATTATTAGAAAACGAAAAGGTAGATCAAGCACAATACTAACATCTCCACTTGTTGAAGAAGCAACAACTGAGAAAAAAACTTTATTAGGAATGTAATATGGGTGGTCCAATACCAAATCCTTTTCAATCTAAACCATCTGCACCAGCTCCAACTCCGCCACCTCCTGTGGCTGCACCAACAACTGCAGAAGTATCTCAGGCAAGTGCAACAGATATGGATGCTAAAGGAATTAAAAGAAGAAGACGTGGTAGATCTCCAACAATATTAACTGGAGCTGCAGGCGTATCAGAAGGTGCAACTTTAGGCACACCAACTCTTTTAGGATAATTAAATGGGTGAAACAGATTTAGTAAAAGATCTCTTAAAGAGATTTGGAAAATTAGTAACACAGCGTCAAACTTGGGAATCGCATTGGCAAGAAGTGTCAGATTACATGATGCCAAGAAAAGCAGATGTAACTAAAAAAAGATCACAAGGCGATAAACGATCTGAGTTAATATTTGATTCATCTCCATTACATGCTGTAGAATTATTATCAGCATCTTTACATGGTATGCTTACTAACCCTGCAACACCATGGTTCTCATTAAAGTTTAAACAATCAGATCTAATAGATGAAGATGCAGCGAATGAATGGTTACAAGATGCAACAGATAGAATGTATGAAGCATTTAACAGATCAAACTTCCAACAAGAAATATTTGAATTGTATCACGATCTAATTACCTTTGGTACTGCTGCAATGTTTATTGAAGATGATGAAGAAGACATTGTTAGATTTTCAACAAGACACATTGGTGAAGTTTACATTTCAGAAAACAATAAAGGAAAAGTAGATACAGTATTTAGAAAATTTAAATTAACAGCACGTGCTTGTATTCAACAGTTTGGCGAAAAGAATGTTTCTAAAACAACTAGAGGCATTGCAATGAAAGATCCTTATGAAGAAGTAACAATCTTGCATGTCGTTCATCCTAGAGAAAATTATGATCCTAGAAAAAAAGATAACAAGAATATGCCATTTGCATCTTGCTATATTGAACCAGAAACTAAACATGAAATATCTCAATCAGGATTTAATGAGTTCCCATACGTTGTACCACGTTACTTAAAAGCATCATTTGAAATTTATGGCAGATCTCCTGCTATGACTGCTTTACCAGATGTTAAGATGTTAAATGAAATGTCTAAGACAACTATTAAAGCTGCACAAAAACAAGTTGATCCTCCACTATTAGTTCCTGATGATGGATTTATATTACCTGTTAGAACAGTACCAGGTGGATTAAATTTTTATAGAGCTGGAACTAGAGATAGAATTGAACCATTAAATATTGGTGCAAATAATCCATTAGGTTTAAACATGGAAGAGCAAAGAAGAAATGCTATTAGAGATGCGTTCTATGTAAATCAATTAATGATGCAGAATGGTCCACAAATGACTGCAACAGAAGTTGTGCAACGTAACGAAGAGAAGATGAGATTACTTGGTCCAGTATTAGGAAGACTACAATCAGAATTACTAAGACCATTAATTGATAGAACATTTGCTATTCTACTTAGAAAGAAATTATTTAAACCAGCACCAGATTTCTTAGCTGGTCAAGATATACAAATTGAATATGTATCTCCACTTGCTAAAGCACAAAGAGCTTCTGAGTTACAATCTATTATGAGAGCTATAGAAATATTTGGATCATTATCAAACATTGCTCCAGTATTTGATCATGTGAATATTGATAACCTTGTTAAACATTTAGCTGACATTGTTGGAGTTCCTGCTAAGGTATTAAACTCTAAAGCAGAAGTGAATGCGATTAGACAACAGAAACAACAACAACAAGATCAAGCAATGCAAATGCAACAAATGCAACAAATTGCACAAGCTGGTGGAGCTGTAGCACCTTTAGCTAAAGCGTTACCTGAGGAGGCTAGAGCATTAGTAGCACCACAAGAATAACAACTGAAAGGAAAATAAATGGAAGAACAAATAAATAAATTAAAAGAAGTATATAAAATAGTTTTTGAATCTGATCATGGCAAAGAAGTTATGAAAGATTTAGAAAAGAGATGCCACTATAATGCTACCACAAATGTTAGAGGGGATAGTCATGAAAGTGCATATATGGAGGGACAACGCAGCGTTCTTCTATTTATTAAAAACATGCTGCTTAATGATAAACTAAAAGGAAAATAAAATGTCAGAAATACAGACAACTGAGGGAACTCAGCCTGTTGCAACTGAACAGACAACAACTGCAACAGCACAACCAATACTAAGCTCAACACAACAACAAACACAACCTGTATCTGGTAAGACTTGGAAAGAAGCAATTTCTGAGGAATACAGAAAAAATCCAAACATAGAAAAGTTTACTGAATTAGATGCACTAGCTAAAAGCTACATCAATGCAGTATCTATGATTGGTACAGATAAGATTCCATTACCAGGAAAATCTGCAACCGATGAACAGTGGAATGAAGTGTATAATAAATTAGGCAGACCAGAATCTCCTGATAAATATAATCTTCAATTAAAAACTGATGTTGCACCTGTGGATGAAAATGTCATCAAAGGTTTTGCACAGAATGCTCACAAGCTAGGTTTAAATAATAAACAAGCTCAAGGCATATTAGAGTTTTATAAACAAACTCTAGAAGGATCTGCAAAAGAAATGTCAGTAAATATGGAATCAGCACAAGCTGAAGCTGCTAATATGTTAAGATCAGAATGGGGTAAATCCTATGATGAGAACTTAAGAAAAGCATCAGCAGTTGCTCAAACATATTTAGAACCAGAACTTCTAGATACTCAATTAAGAGATGGTAGCAGATTAGGAGATAATCCTAAGATCATAAAAGCATTTGCTAACATTGCTAATCTATTATCTGAAGATAAGATTATTGGTACAGAAGCTGATAATGTTCTTCAAGGTAGAGAAATTGAAAAAGAAATTGAAGAATTAACATCTGATAGACAAGGTGCTTATTGGAATAAAATGCACCCTAATCACAATAAAGTGGTTAATCAGGTGCTTGCATTAAGAGAAATGCTATCTCAATAAACTTATTGCAATCAAATCAAAAATACTATATTGCGATTTCTAGGGTGATTTTTAATTAAATCGCCTTAGAAATTGTAAGACAATTCTATTAGAACCTTACATGCCTGTTGGAAAGACAACCGACTAACAGTCGTTAAATGCAAGATAGCCTATCTATAAGGTGGGGAACTTTCTGAAACTAAACTTAAACTTAACTTAACAAAAGGAAATGACACTATGTCAAATCAAATAACAACTGCTTTTGTACAGCAGTACAGTTCAAACGTACAAATGCTATCTCAACAAATGGGATCGTATTTAAGAGGAGCTGTGGATGTTGAGTCAGTAGTAGGAAAGAATGCTTTCTTTGATCAAGTTGGTAAAACAACTGCTCA